TAAAAGTTCAATAGTATTATCAAGCGTTTTTCTATAATTTAATATTTCTACTTTTTTCTTTAGTGAAAGATTATTAAAGTTTTTTCGAGTTACTGGCCAAACCTCGCCATTCATCTAGGTTTTCCTACATTTAAAATAACAACCAAAAAGAAAACAATTAATGCTAATTCAGAAATTCTAATCGCTATAGCAGGAACTGCCATTAATAATAAAAAGAATAATACAATACCTAATACAAATTTTTCAATAAGTTTCATAATTAACTTGGATATAGTAACATTAATGCATCGAGAACAATGTCATCAATTGGATTGTGTTTAATAACTACGTTTCTATCCCAAACTCCTGGATATTCTTCTGGGTTAATATCACAATAACCACGAACGGATTTAGTAGCAGCTAAATCAACATATGTTCTCATATCTCGATAATTTGAATATTGCATAATAGGCTCATCGCCAGTTGCTTTACATAAACTATCTATAACAACCTGATCCAAACTGCCTCGAGTCCAGATTAACGTAGTTTTTGGATCGCAATGAGAAGTAATATAATTACGAATACACGCTATTCCTTCTTTAGCTGATAAATCTTTATAATTTGGATAAAAACTTTGTTTCTTAGCTAAATCGCATTGTTTATTCCACCAATCGATTGTATCCTTTTCAATAATTCGTTTGTATTCTTTAACTTGTTCTTTTACTTTAAATTTAACAAACAAAGAATTTTCGTATAACGATTCCCATGTATGTTTTTCAGCGGGATTTAAATAAACAATAGCAGCAGATAAAATAACTGAATTGGATTCAGCTCCAAGCGTTTCTACATCATAGACTAACATAATAACTCCCGAAATTAAACACTATTATTTTTTTGTAATCTCGCTAAATCTCCATCCATCATAGAAAGTTTTTTAGTTCGTTGCGTATCTTTAATTAATTCGTTAATTAACAGAGAAGATAATTTAATCAATTCTTTTGTTTGCGGTTCATCTAATTGATTATTGTTAAACCCATTAAGAAGTTTTCCATATTTTGCTAATGGCGTTTTTAATTTTGGGTTTGTATAATTTATTTTCATTTCTTTTTCTATTAATCTAAGGTGATAATATTCCGGAGCATCTTTGATTTTAAGCGGAAATCCATTAGCATTCCATATAATTGGATAACGATAATTTCCAAACAAAACTACTCCTAAGATTTTATCATTAAGAGTATCGCTAATTTCAAATTTATGTCCAGCCGCAACCACTATAGTTTTATTTATAGTATCTGGAGTAATTAAATCGATAATTCTTTTAGAGGTGTTCAATTTTAACTCCATCGTTATCCAAAAATGCTTTAAATAGATATTTTCTATCTTCTTTTTTAACTAAATTTAATTTAATAGCAATTTGAGTTGCAAACTGCCATTTAATAAAGTAATCCGGTTTAGCAGTAATTAAAATATTAAACTCACCAATTCTAAACGCTACCATGTCGTCATCTGAATATGTTGCATCGGCTCCGCATTTAGAATCAACCGGATGCTCCACTTCCCACTTTTCAATATTATCAACCAATATCATAATATCGATATCGTTATACGGTTCTGTGGGGCAAATATATTTAGAGCCTGTGTACAATACCTCTTTTGCCTCGGCGATTATTTGTTTAATATATTCTGGAAGATCTTCTTGAATCATAATAAATCCTCTAATGAATTAGCTGTAGTTTTATCGTCTCTAATTCCATCAAAAATTGGTAAGAATAATGACTTTTTATCAGAGCCTTTGCTTGAAATAATACAGTTATATTTTACCTGAATGATTTTACCAATATATAATTCTGGATTATCGCGTTCGCCTTGTTTATGTTTAAAACCGCTACCAACATTCACTTCTAATTGACCGCATGAAGTTTGACAAAGTAATGCACCAAGCATACCATCAAACTGAGTTCCAGGAGTTCCTAAAGTAAACCCAATCACTAACAAATCTACAGGATCTTCCGCTTTGAGTTTTAATTGATACTTGGAGCGTTTTGCTTCCCAGATACCATTAATTGATTTAAGTATTCCTCCTTCTTCTCCACGGTCTAAATTACGTTGGTATTTTTCCATTACTTCTTCACGAGAATTAACTATTTCAGTTTCAACAACTTGTAACCTATTATCAGAAAAATCTTTTAAACTTTCAACAACTTTTAATCGTTCGCTATATGGAATTTTACAAATTTCCATAGAAAAATCTTGATATGGAATCCAATCCCAAACAACAACATACAAGCCTTTTTCTTCTTCAGGAGTAATAGTTCCACGAACAGCTTTGGTTACATAGCCATTTGAAACTTTGCGTTCTGCTACTCGACCATCAGGATAACGCCACATTAATTCGCCATCGATAATACATCTATCAGCAAATGGTACTGTTAAATCGTCAAAACAAGAGATAGATAAAACACTACCGTTGCGAGTTGTCGCTGAAACGAATTTACCATCAGCAATTTCAAGGTTAATTCTTGACGAATCCATTTTACATTGAAAGATTGCAGGATATTTAATATTTTTTTCAGTTTTTTCATTAAATTTACCGCATAACAACACAGGGTATTCTGGAATTAAATCTTTCCAAACTTTATTAATGAGTTTAGCATTTACTCCACATTTTAAATGACGTTCAATAACTCGATATAAAACTTCTTGGTCAAATTTTGTTAAATTATCTAATAAATGACTAACGAATTCAACAGCAGCATTACCTGTTAATTTTCTACTCGCTATATTTTCAATCAATTCATTTAATGCATTAGTTAAATCGCCTTTGTGATATACAGTAGAAAAGTAAGATGATTCTGGACGTTTTTTAATCCAAAATTTAATTCTAGGGTTATATGCTAATTCAAATACTAATCGTTTATCAGTATCATTTTTTGCTGATTCTAGGATAGCAAGTTTATCATTAGTGCTTGCAGTTTCAGCTAATAAGTTTAAAAAGTTTAACATTTAATTATCCTCAAAATATTCATTATAGTTTATTATACTCTAAGAGTAATTTAATGTCAAGCACTTTCTTCATACCACGATGGAGTATTTCTACCATTTATTTTACCTTTCCAGCTAGCAATATGTCGTTTTTCTGTATTGTAATAGTTTCTATAGGATGCAATTGAATCCCCTGGAACAATACAATGAACTGGCATCGCAGGAGTCGGTTCAGTAAAAAGTTTTGTTGAAATATTAAATGGAGCATACTGTAATTTATCAACTAAACCAATTTGCTCGCATTTGTGTATTTTACCATAACGATAAGTGTATTCTTTACATAATTCCACAAGTAAAGAATGAAGCCATTGATAATTTTCAAATCCATGGCGAACCCAAATAGCCGATGGGTGATTTATATGAGTTGCTGAATATAAAATATCGTCGTAAGAATTGTTAAGTTTCCATACTGTTTTTTTACGACCTGATGCAGAAAAACCTGCAGTTTCTACGCCATCTAGAACTCGATGAGCAGTAGATAATAGTTGACAACTTTCTTTTAATTGTGAGATAAGATGTTTATTTGTATGCTCAATAGAACACTGTTTAGGATCGAAGTTAATGTAAAAAATATTCAAGGTCGTGTACCCATTGTAGATTATTGTCAAATATATCTTCTTCAGTTAAAATTATAAAATTTTTATGATGTTTTAACGCAGCATCAAATTTTAATGAATTTATTTCAGTATCAAGAAGTATTGTAGGTTTTATTTCAATTATAGCAGTATAATCAGGCAAATAAAAATCCGGATAATAACATTTTTTCTTTCCGTTAAATTCATATAATACTCTAAATTCTTTTGTTTCTGCGGATTCAATTTTTATATTATGTTCTAAACAGGTGTTTATGAATTGTTTCTCGTATGATGATCTATAATAATAGCCATTAAGATATCCCGATTTATATCCTCTTCCGCCTTTTCCATTTTTAGGTATTGAGTTTGGTGGATTATCACTTTGATAATTTAAAGTTATTTTTAAACTTATTAAATCTTTTGTTTCTTGTTTATGATTTAATGTACCGTTTTTTCGTTTAGAATTAATTACTTTTTTATGATGTTCTTCAGAATGTGAAGTTCCACGCAATGCTTCTGATATTTTTTTATTTCTATTTTCAGGTTCAGGGAAGTGATATAATGCTGAATATTTCCCTACCATAGTAGCTTGTCTATTTTCTTCTTTCTTTTTTTGATCAGTATTTTTTATACGTTTTGCAATAGTTTCTGGAGATTGAATCCTCATTTTTCTCCATTCAACTTCACACTCAGAACCACAAAATTTTCTACTTTGCTTATCTGACAATGTTTGTTTTATTTTTATCCCACAATATCCACAATTTCTAAATAGATCAGGATATAATTCAAATAAAACATCTTTGGGTATTAAATTATGTTTAGTTTGTAGATGTTTTGAAATCTTTCGTAAAGTATCATGCTCTTTATTGCAAATTGGACAGATATACATTAATATTCCTAAATTAAATGATTATATACTATATTTATAAAATAAACTTTCTAAAATCATTTTAACAGCATGTTTGTCGACATGTTGCTGAGCGCATAATTTTTGATCATTATTAATGTAAAAAATATTCATAACAAACTCCAATAAAAAAGGGCATACAGTTATTATACCGTATGCCCTTTCTAATGTCAAGCACTTTTATTTAACGAATTCTCTTAACTGTACTGCAGTTAATAATCCGACTTTTCTATTAATTTCTTCGCCATTTTCCACAACAATTAATGTAGGAACTCCACGAACTTTGTATTTAGCCGCTAATTCATAATCTTCATCAATGTCAATCTCTATGAGAGGAATCGCTGGTGGATTATTTTCAATAATTGATGTTAACACTTTACAAGGTGAGCACCAACTACTTTTAAAAACAATTAAAACTTTACCGCTTTCTGGAATATTACTCATATCACTTTTAGTTAATTAAAATTGCATTAGTTGGTAAATCACTTCCGTCATCTTCGATATCATTTTCAGTAACAAAATCTCTACGCAACTCATAATAATTTCCAGGAGTTGGTCCCCAATGTACAATTTTATAATCGTTACCTTCATCATCGATAGAGTAAATAACTTCAGCATCAATTAATTCTGGTCTATCGTGTAATAAGTCTTGTAAATTTTCTAAATATTCACTAAATTTCATAATTCCTCTTAATTTAAAGTATTTTCAGCCCAAGTACGAACAAACTCCAGGCGTTCTTGCTCTGAAGTTTCCAAAAATGATTCTTTAGTGTAATTTTTTTGTATATATTCACACAAAGAATAGTATTCTTCATCAAAGTTTTGTTTATAATTACCGCTAAAAATTAATTCTAACTTTTTAGTACGAGCAATAAATTTTGATGTCAAGTAATATGGAGTTTTAAGTTTTAAAACTGCATCGCTATCCAAATCATAAACAACATAGCCTTCTCGTTTGTAAGTTTTAACTTGTTCTAATATGTCATAAAACGAACCAGTAACAATATCTGGGCGCATCACACTCCATTTTTTAGCAATTCCATTTAATAGTTTTTGATTAACTTGTTTAGAACCTTTAACTTTTTCGCGGCAACCAATTAAATATGCGCCAAAATTTTCTTTAATAATATGTGGATCATTTACATGTACAATTTCAAAACAAAATGTGTAGTCTTTATACAATTTAAGAATCTTTGACATTTTAGCTAATGGCAACATTTCTTTAGCCATTTCAATAAAATCGCTAGACAATGAACCAGTAGTAGAAACTAAAGGTTCATCGTTGTGCCAAGTAACAGCAGCCATAAAACCATTAATTTTATCAATAGCCATAATTTTATGATCAAGTGGAATAGTTGTACCATTTTCTTTGTAATTAAAAATTTTAGTAAATGGATATTGTATGACGTTATCATCTTTGTCAGTAACTAAACCACGAGCATCAACTAAATCTGGATGCATGTTCCATAAATTATCATAAAATACTTTGCGTTTGTATTTGTGTACAATTAAACCATTTTGTTCTTTTTTAGCTACAAAATCTTCGTAACGAATATCAGGTGCCAATTTAATTTCAAATCGATCAGTCATTTTTTTAATTGTTTCTGGAGAAACGCCATGGATATTTTGATTGCCGTGGCGATTTTCTACTATTAAACACGTTACTTGATAATCATGTTCTTTGGCCATGTTAAAATATGGTTGCATTTCCCACTCTTGTGTGAACGTATTGTGGACAGCAATGTTATCAATAAATGGAGATTGTAGTGCGCGGTTAACTTCTGCTTGACACCACGCGTGACCAGCTTTAGATTTTTCTGGAGTCCAGTTATAATTACCATCTGCATCTGTGTGAAAATCATCAGCAGAAACCGCAAGGTTAACATTTAATGATTTAATTAGTGTAGATTTACCTGCGCCTGGAACACCACGAATTAAAAATAACATTTTCATAATATAATTTCTCTTAACAATTATTTGTATCAACACCTAGATAATTTTGATAACGTGTTTCTTTACCACTTTTATTATATTCTTTTCTAACCCAAAATCCTGCAAAATCTTCGTGAAATATGCAATTCCCTAGATCATCATATTCTTTTTTCCACCAAAAGCCTCTATCCATAGCTGCATAAAAAACAACGTTTCCATTTTTATCGTATTCAGTTATTACGTCATTCATTTTAATTCCTTAAAAGTTCTACCTTTAGTAAAGAATCTTAATGGTTTTTTAAATGTAATCATTTCAGTTGTTCCATTTTTAATGTAACCAATCATTTTAAATTTATCATTTGTTAGAAAATACGTGTGTAAAATATGCTCAGGAAAAGATTTGGTTGTTTCTAATACAGTAATCATAATATCCTCCAATTAATATAACTTATTATACTATATTAAAAAACTAATGTCAAGCATATTTTTTTTCAATTAAATCAAAAAATACGTCATATTCTTTAGTATATCCATAATCACAAATTACCATAATTTCTTTTTTTGTTATAGGATGTATTATATATCCTAAATTTCGTAAATTAAAATCATATGGAATTATCAGTAATTTTTCCATAAAAGAAATATAAGTTTTAACCCAAGGATGTTTTATGACAAGATTATATTTTTCATCAGAAATTAATTGCCCTACTTGTTCTCCTTCTTTTCGTGTAAGGTTTCCATAATGTCGGTGTAGACTCAATTTAACATTGTCAAAAAATAATCCAGCGGGAAAACCCTCTCCTCCAGTAAATTTATTAAAAATGGGTACAGTCATAGGATTAATAACTTTCACCATTTCCAGCCAATTAAAATCTGCATCATATTGTAATATTGGAGTTAATATACCATCATAATTTGTTGTGTAAGAACCATCAGAATTTTTTATAAATACGCTATAATTTGAATTGCTTAATTGACATTCAATTTTATTTTGACACGCACCCAATTCGCAGGCATTTGTATGCATTTCAAGTTTATGAGGTTTACCAACTTTTAATACAGTTTCAATTTCAGTTTCGATTCCATCTAATAGTATTTTTCTTTTATTGACAGGAAAATATACTAATCTTGTAGAACCAGTTTTAACGTCATTAGATACTTGCCCTACTAATTTTTCTATATCAATCATGTAAATTCTGCAGTTACAATTAAAGATCTTCGATTATCATATTCAACAACGGCAATCGTTTCATTATTTTCAGATAGATAGGTAACTTTATTCATATATCCATAATATTTACCTTTCCAACCTCTATCTGTTAATTTTTTGTGTAAATCAAAATCAGAAAATTTAGTAGATTTTAACATTATGACTCCAGTAAAATAATATAAACGATAACAAGATATGTTAAATAATGTAAATACTGATCGCACCCTAATTGCGCCCAAAACTTTTTATCTGATACATCTGATAAACCATAATGAGCTTTGAAATAATCAATAAAATAATGTACATTAATTTCAGCGTAAACGATTATAAATAAAAGAGTAGGATCTACGAATGGAAGTAATACTACGCCTGTCGCAAGACCTTGTTTGATACTATGTTTTGCTCCAGTAAAATTTCCAAATATACCTTTACATTTAACTTCTTCGTATGTTTGATTGATAAAATCTATATAGAAATGTTTAGTAAACAAGAGAAAAAAACATATAAAAATTATATTATATTGATGCATTATAAACTTTCCCAATCAACCCATTTTGTTAATTCAATATTAACTGCTTCGTGCGTAATATTACCATTATTATCATAACTTTCTGGAATATACACTGTAATTCCATTTACTGCAGCACCAAAATCATACATTTCAACAGAAACATCAAGTTCTGCGTTGTACTTTTTTAATAGATTTTTTAAATCTCTTTTAAACGATCGTTCAATAACTTCATTAACTTCCATAAGCCACCAAAAAATAAAAGGTGCCATAAAATAAGGCAACTAAAATAAATTGCAATTTTTAAAAAATAAAAGTTGCATCTTCCATGTAATATGCTTTTTCTTTAACGTCATCATTAACGTCGCTAAGATATAACCCAGAATATTTATTACCTGAAATTAACTCTCTAAAGTTATCTTTTAAAAATTTAGATGCAAATTGTGGATAATCTAATTCTTCTTTTTTGTCAATTTTATACATATATTCAACACAACGCTCAATTCTTGATGCTTCTGATTGAATACTATCGTTGTTAAAAGGTTTATCTAATTTTTTTAATCTACCGAATGCAACTACAGTAAATGCTTGTTCTAATCCGTCAACTGATGGTCTTTTAATTTCTGCTGTTTTTTTCATGATATATTCCTAGGCTTTATTGATTTTGTGTTTAAAATGATAGACTGTCAACCAAACTGTTGATGCTATTAAAATACCAGATATGATTGCTATTAAAATCATATAATCACCTTATCGTTTACCAGCTGAAGATAACCGACTCATATTCATACTAGAACTAGGTCTGCTAATAGGAGCTGATGGTTTATAAGAACTCGTTGAATTAAATTTACTTGTATCCATATAATTAACCTTTGGTGCAACTGGAGCAACGGTTGAAGTTGATACAGGAGCTACTGGAGCAGAAGCAACTTGATTAATTGTAACATTTTTAGTAACATTAGTTACGGTTCGTGAACTAGAACCGTAATCATGATTATAGCTAGGAGATGAATTATTAGAAGAATTTCCCGAGCTACCAATAGCATGACCAATTAACCCACCAACCAACATATTAGTCATAGTATTATCATGTTGTTGCTGTACTACCACTGGTTGTTGCGCAGCAGGTTGTTGAATAATAACTGGAGCTTGCGCTTGAACAGGTTGTTGTACTTGTTGTTGAATTTGTTGACCTTGCTGCTGAACTACTGCGCCTTGCCGTTCAATTTGTTGCTGTTGAGCTTGTTGATTTTGTAAGATTTGTTGTTGTTGCGCAAGAATTTGTTGGGTTTGTTTTTTAGCCTTTTCTTCTTCGCTTTCGCCACAAGCAACAAGACTTAAAATAGCTAATGCTAAAATCATTTTTTTCATTATATAATTCCTCAATAAGTTTAAAGTTACGGTACAGTTATATTATACTAGATTAGACATATTATGTCAAGCACTTTTTAAATATTTATTTTTTGTGCATATGAAATTAAGTGGAGAATTCCCGCTGCAGCGAATAAACCGCAAATAGAAACAACAGTAAAACTAAAAATTAATCCCACGATATAATACACAACATATAACATTGTTTGAGATGATTCTTTCATAAAAAATTCCATAAATTTTATGTACAAAAAAAGCCTGCGAACAGGCTTTTCTTAATTATCCCAAAATTAAATTTCAGGGAAAGTTCTATCGTCTACAGCATCAGTTGTAATTGAACCAATAGCAACTAATGTTTCGTATTGAACGCGACCTGAACGACCACCAGTTCCTACAGTTTTCTTAACCCAGCCAGCGTGAGCACCTTGCGATTCTGCTGATGTACCAATACCTAAGATCGCTGTAGCAGTAGCTGCTTCGGCAGTTGTTAATGTTAATTTATGCGCAGTACCAACACCAACTCCAGTAATATCAAGTTGAGTACCTAAAGTTGCATTAGATGCACTTGTAGCAAGAGCAATTGTATTAGCTGAAGAATTAATAATGTAATATGTATTTCCGCTAGTCAAACCAACAACAGATGTTCCACCGCCATTAGAATAAACAGCTGCGTCACCAGTAACAAATAAATGACCTGGAGCATAAGTAACAGTATTTGCATTAGCACTTACGTTTGCGCTTGCGAAAGTAATATATGGCGAACCAATAGTAATTGCTGGAGCAGAAGCATAAGCTCCTCCAGTAGTAGTAATTGTTACACCAGAAACAGCTCCATTAGAAATAGTCGCACTAGCAGCAAGAGTACCGCTTGCAACAGAAACAGTTGGAACTTCTTTATATTTTGTTCCAGCAGTTCCAACTGAAATAGATGTTACATTAGCTCCACCGCTTGTAATTTCTGTAGTATCAACGCCATAAGTGTTCTGCATTGCTGTATAACCGCTTTCACCGTTTATTCCGCCATTTTGATAAACGTATTTTGGCTGTTCGTTAAGTTTAACTAAAGAAATCGGTAAAGTTGTATTAGAAGTTCCACCAAAAACATCTGATAATGTTAAATATGTGTTATTTGCTATAGCTGCAACGCGGTTTTTTGTATACAAATCTGAATGAATACCGACAATATCACCGATTTCCAAATTTGCTGTAAATAATGTTCCAGTTCCAACAACTTGTGTTGAACCATTTGTTACGTTGATGCTTGTTCCGTAAACGGTTTTAGCATCATAATTTCCCCATTCTGACATTTGAATCTCCTATATAAAGTCTGAATTTTATTAACTATTTATAGGAATACAGAACTAGATTATTCGGGGCAAAAATTAGCAATCCAACCATTATTTTTACTAAAAAATCTTAATACTTTCAAAGGATAAATTCCATCATATTCAAATGAATGTTGAACTCCAGGTGGAATTTCTATATAACTTCCTGGACTACATTTATAATCTTTTCCGTCAATATTAAAAATAGCAGATCCTTCTAAAAATAATCTTGCTTCATAATCGTCATGTGTATGTTTAGCAACAATTATAGCTGTATTTGCATTAAATGTATCTTTAAACGGAAATTTTTTTGAGAGATTCTCTATAAATTTACATAATTCAAGGTTATCTCTCATATCCATATTTTTATATTTCATAAAATACCGAAAATAAATTGGCGGAAGGTATAGGGTTCGAACCTATACGCCCATTTCTGGACGACGGATTAGCAATCCGCTCTATTACCATTCTAGCAACCTTCCATAATTGGTATCCCCGATAGGAATTGCACCTATAACCTTTCGCTTAGAAGGCGAATGCTCTATCTTGTTGAGCTACGGAGACAAATAAAAAGGGCGTTTTCTGTTTTTTACATGGGGCACGCCTACCACCATAACATACTAATCCCAATATTCACGTTTGGGTTTTCGTAATAATTGAACGTCTATATCATTATCTATACAGCGTTTTATTTGACGTTTTGCATCTCTGCGATATGGTCTTTGTGAATATAAATTGTGAAACCATCCAGGACCGCGATGATTCCAATAATACCGTTTTTTATCTGAACGAAATTTGGCTAATCGTTTTTTTCCTTCTTTGCTATTAGCGTTAAATACTAATTCATGACAATTTGGCATACCATAACAATTAGATTCTCTAATGTAATAATCTTCTGGATTATATAAATTCACACATAAATCCAAACGATGTGTCCATTCAGTTAAAACACGACTAGTTTTAATTTTCCAACTAGAATTTTTAAATCTATAAGTTTTACTCATTTTTCCTCCGTTAAGTTAAAATACTTAACGGAAAACCACCTTTTCGTTGTATCTCATATATACCTCCAACTAAAATTTTGGTTTAGGATAAAATATAACTTTATTTTTGCCCATTTTTTTCGCGTAATCATGGGTATATTTAGTTCCGCTTTTTCTTTGAAACGTATCTTCTTTAGGAACAACTATTAACATATCAACAGAATCTACGATACGTCTATCTCTGGTTAAATAATTATCAGATTTTAATACAATATCGCTATCATGAAAAGCGCGAAGATCTTCTTTAATAGGTGGATGGCTTACAACTTTAATACCAAGATTTCTCGCCATATTCGCTACTTGCATATCTACTCCAATACAATCCCCATGATGCAATTCAAGCTCATTATGTTTCCTTTTAAGGTGCGTAAGACCTTTTCTGATATTATTATATTGATACTCGGTCATTCCATTGCGAGTTCCGGTAACACCTATTTTCATTTCTTCTCCGTATTGTTAATAATCGTAATCTTCTGGATGTCTTCCAGGTTCTCCTCGATAATGAGGATTTTTCTCCCAAGTATCAAATGGACTTAAAATCCATTCAGACTCAGCATCTTCTTCGCCATAAACATATGCATATTGACGTACAGCTTGTGTTAAATAATTACCACCATAATCATCATCAAACATATCAATTCCTCAATCAATTTCAATAAATTCTGTAAAAGGTAAATTATGTAATTGTCCATGTAAAAAATAAAATTCTACATCTTCAACTAATACTTCAGACAATGGATATTCAGTTCTTTGTTCTTCAGTAACAAAAGTATTTACATAATCAATAAACTCAGGCGAATAACCTTCAACATGAATCAACTTAACAGATGGATTAGCGTGTTTATCTCCAACTGGAAATATAGTTGTCGCTACCAAATGTTTACGTTTATCTTTACGGTCATTTGTATTGTGTTGATGACTAAACGCTACTGCTTGATTATGTTTTCTTGAATAAACCAAAAATTTAGATTGATCGCCATAATCATTGCTTTTTAAATGATCAACAGTTTTACGAAAAATATCTTTAACTGCATGTTTAACTGAATCATCATTATGGTGACGTGTATCTAATCTATCATAATAATGATTAGTTGTGATCAATTTTTTACCGCCATAATTGTCAGCGACCAACTCGCTAATAAAATCTTTAAATTTTTTCAAAACATTTCTCCAATAGTTTTATATATTATAATACTATTATTTATGAAAGTCAAGCACTTTATTTATCGAACTCCCCAATTTTCTTCAAATGCCCCATCATCAGTCCAGTTATCTTCAATCTCACGAAGATGAATAAACTTGGGATTATACCAAAGCGCATCAATTGACTGTTTAGTTATTTCTTCCGTATCCTCAATAACTTTATAACTGGTATCCGGATAACGTTCCTGTAACTCATTAGCAGCTGCAATTGCTGTTTCGACATTAGGAAAATCTAACTGTAAATCTCCAATCGAACCCTTTCCTGTACAATAAAACC